AAGTCGTCCCCGTATGTCGTAACGGCTTAAAAACAGGCGTTGCGGGGGTTGTTCCAAAAGTAGTTTCGGCGACATACGCCATTGAATGGTTAGATCCTGATGCAAAAGACATTTAAAGCCCCTTAATGTGTGAAGTAAAAGCAATAGTTACGGGTGCAAAAAACCATTGATCGGTTGTTTGCGCCGCTTGAACCCCGATCGAAGTAACGCGAACGTTTACCCCGTCAACGGTTAAATATGAACCCCGAACAAACGCTTGGTAGGTTTGTTCGATTTCGTCCGCCGCCCGTAACAACGGGAAGTCGGTCTTTTCTTTTGGCGTATAAAGCGAAATTTGCAATACACCTGTGTGTTGATCGTAACCGCCCGCGCCAAGTGTTGCAACGCTTGGTTGATTCATGATCAAGAAAACGCGCGCGTGACTTTGGTTAGGTTTCGAAATATATTCTTGGTTCGGATAAACAACGTCGAAGCCCGCAAGAATTGTGCTAAGTGGTTGAACTAATGCCTTTCGTATTGCTTCAAACTTCATTTGTTTGATTCCACTATTTGATCCCAAGACGCAACCGCCGCACGAACCATGCCGTTCGGCGCTTGTTCAGAAAAACCACCGACCGACCGAATTTCAAACTTACCTGTTCTTCGGTTTTTAGTACCTTTTTTAACTGGATCGGGGTAATTTCCGTTCTCCAAAACTTCAATATATGGCAAATTATTATACAATAACGCTTTACCGCCAAGTTCAAGTTTTGATATTTGCGAATTCACTTCTTCAAGTGAAGCCGTCCCGCCGTTGTCTTTTTGGCGTTCAGCTTTTTCAACATTACGATCACCCAATTCGACAAACCAGTTGTTTCTAGCGCGACCCGTATCAATTGGGGTTTTAATTATAGCCGCTGACATTAACGCAATAACGGACGATTGAAGAATTTCTTCGACTTCATCCAATGCGCCAGTTGTCGCAAGTTTTAATTGTTGGCTAAAACCTTTACCCATTGAAGATCAACTTTTGAACTATTAATTCATTATCGGGGGATTGTATCACTTCAAGCGAATCGACGCGATTATTTCCGTAATAGTCCCCAACCAAGATCGCCGCGCCTATCCAATAGGAAACGCCGACCGTTTTCGAAATACTACCATCGGAAACAATGCTTGTCGGAATAATTGGCGTGATAATACCGTTAAACGTTTCGTTCACGCCAACTTGCGTTTCGCCTGTTGCGGGGTTAATAGTCCCCGTCGATTGACGTGTTATTGCCGCCGACGTCCCGAAGAATTCAACAATTTCGGCGGCGGTTAACGCGGCGCGATTGTAATCAAATTTACCCGCCACGAATTAAACGCCCCATATTTCCGGCAACACCACCGACACGTAAATCATATAAATATTTATCGGCTAACGGGTAACGCTTCAAACCGAAATAACCCGTCGTGTTTTCTTGGTATTGAATTTCGCTTTCAAGGTCGCCGATCTTGTCCTTCTTGCGAACAATTGCGCCCGATTCGGTGTCGACGTCAGGTTGAATGTCCGCGACCAATTGACGTCGCGCATATTCAGCGATGGCGTTCTTCAATTGAGTTGGGATTGTTGCACTATCTAATTCGCGCCCTTCGGCATCGTAAACGTTTTTTCGCGGGAAGGGTAACGTTTGGGCGTCCGAAACAATTGCACCCTTCCAACGATTATTAAGGTTTACGTATTGAGTAACAACAACAATCGCCGCTTGTTTTTGTTCATTGGTGAACGTTGACAAATCAACGTTGCGGTCGGCAAAATACGCGTCAAGAAATGCGACGTCAATATATGCGTTCGCGTCGGCGATAATTGCGCCCGTTTCAACTATAAAAGCCATCTTCATCCCGCCTTAATTGTTTTCGTTGAAGATCAATGAGTAAACGCCAAGCGCATCGCCCGTGCTTCCGATCTTTGACATTCGCAAATAATAGACCCCCGCGGGTAATCCACGTTTACCGTTTGCGCCCGCGAACGACGTTGTCCGTTGGGCGTTGGACGATGCCGTTAACACGTTGATCGTTTCAACTGGAAGTTCGTCAACGTTAGGGGTAAACCCCCCACCTGTTTCTATTGTGATTGTTCTAGTATATGCAACGACGCTTGATTGCAAATTGTTTCTATAGATCGGAACAATTGAGTCATAAACGCCAGTTTCTGAACCTTGCAATGACCTGAATGCTTCAAATACAAAACCCTTTTCATGCGCTTCGACTTCCTGCGAAACAAGTTCGAAATCAACGGGGCTAGTTACTCGCAAAGTTACGGGGGTTTCGTCAGGTATGACAAGGGGGTAACTGACCCTGAATTGTCGACCAAGTAAATACGCTGTCGATTCTTGATCAACCTTTAAACGCCTAATACCTTCGACCGCCGAAGTCATTAGATCGGAAGGTAAACCCCCCTTACCGCCAATCGGGTAAACATTAGACATAAATTAAACCACCGATTGAAATTCTTTGCGCTTTTTGCGTTTGTATTGCAAATAAAAAATTTGATATTCGCGGCTAGTCGGTAGCGCTAGACTTTGGTTTTCTTTTTGCTTTTGGCTTTGGTTCGTCGGGTTTTGATTCGCTTGCTTTGGGTTTTGCATTTTTTACCCCTTTGCGCTTGATGCGCATTAACGTCGAAAAATCAACTTCTTGACCTGCGATCAACCCGTCGTCATTTAATTTCTGAACTTCTTCGGTCATTTTATACCCCTTAGAATAAAGCCCCGACATTGTCGGGGCGTTTTCGTTTTACGTTGCTTAGTTTGTTACCAAGTAAGCTAAAGGAACGTTTTTGCGTTCAACAACGCGATCCCAAGAAGCCGCCGCGCCCAATTCCGCTAGTGAATACGAAGCACCTGTTGGCGCTGTACCAGTAGCAAAACCGAACGGATGCAACAACCATGTTTTACGTTCCCATAAAGTTTCGACGCCGCCGCCGTTACCTTGCGCCGCTTCGCGTTCAAGTTCAACGGGAGTTTTCGCCGAGCCTTCACCGTAACCAAACGCGCCCGAGCCAAATAATACCGAAGTATATTTGAAGCCTGAAGTTGTACCCGCTGTAACGGTGTGACCGTCGTCAACGATAACGCGTAAACCCATATACGTTGGGATGGTCAAGTTACCCATTGAATCAGGGATATAAACAATATCGTCATTCTTGACCATTTGTTGCATAACGGCACTATGAACACCGATCGCGCTTAAATCAGCCGCCGCGTCGCCCATTGTATAAGCCGCTTCGGTGAATACGTCACGGTTGAAACGCGTGTCGGCGGTTTGTGAACCGACTATTTCAGCCGCTACGTCAACAACCATGTCGCCCGCATCGTTCGCAACGTTGTCGGCAAGGATACCGTTCGTTGATGCGATCAAACGGCGTTGCCATTGCTTCATCCAGTACGAACCGAAACGGTTGCGAACCTGTTGCATTGGGTCGGAACCCGCGATTTCGCCAGTAAGATCAGCGCTTTTGTAACCTTGGTTTAAGTAAGCAACACGGGCGATCTGACGTCCAGTTGTTACTTTTTGCGCGGTTGCTGAATCTTCACTGTCGTCGGACAAATTCGGCGCTTGTGTTGCGTCCAAATCTTTCCAAAACGGAACGTTTAATGTCTCGCCGCCTTCGTTAGCTTTGGCGTTCAAGCCCGCATTCGAAACGATGATGCCCGACTGATAAAAAGCCGTTTTTTCCGGTGAATTTACCGCCGCATATGTTTGATATACTTCGGGAACGATTACGTCGCTTAATTGTGTGATAGCCATTTTGTAAAACCTTATTGAGTATTAAAAAGTTGTTTGAATTGCGTCGGGTTCGTTTTAAATAACTGAACACGTTCCGCTTCACTATAATCTTCGGGTTTTTTGTTTCCGCTAGTACCACCAACCGAACCGTTTCCCATGCCCCCGCTCGGCTGAACCTCAGCGACAAGCGACGGATAAAAATCAGGTAAAGCTTTTTTGTAATCGTCAAGAGTTGACGACGTCGCTTTTCCATTTTCGTCAAGGATGATTATATCACCCTTTTCGTTAAATGCTAGGTCTAATGAAATTAGCCTTGACAATTCGCGTTTCGTCTTATCCGTACCCGCCGCCGCAAGTTCGGCAACAAGTGCGCGTTTTTCTTTGTCGCGAATGTCTTTTTGCAGATCGTTATACTTTGATCCCCAATCCTTTTCGGTCGCTTCAAGCTTTGCGCGAAGGTCGGCAATGATTTCGTCGTGTTGTCCGTTCTTACTTTTATTATTAAGATCACGGGCTTCGTCGTCGCGCTTGCGGGCTTCTTCGGCGTCAATCAATGCTTGAAGCTTTTCGCTTTGCTCTGTCATTTTGCGCTTGGTTTCTGTGAAGTCACCCTGAAGGCGATAATTCGCTTTTAACTGATCAGCAAGATCAACATGTAAAAAATTCACCTTGTCGCCTTCGGTAAATTCAACATAGTTCGAAACCATATCTTCGGGTATATCTGCTTTGCTTGAATATCTTAATTTCATTTTGTGAACCTCACAAGTAAGGGCGAACCGCCCGTTTTAGTATTGGGGCATTATTGCCCCGTGTTTTGCATTTCGTTTGTTAAATCTTCAACCGTTGCAACTAATACGCCGCCCCGTTGAAGTTGACGAAGGGCTTCTTGATCAGAAATAAGCCCCGTTTGCCATTCGTTTAAGATTGCCGCCCGTTCTTGCGCGGTTATCTTGATCGCCGTAAATTCGCGGTTTATTTGAATATTCGGAACGACTTCTTGCCCTTTAAACATTGAAGCATAAGAAATCACGCGTTCAAGTGACTTTTCGACGTTCATAATTAAGTTCGATAATACGCCCATACGTTCGGCGGCGTCAATTGCCCGACCCGTTGCCGTTTCTTCGCCCGAATTCATTTCAGTATCAAATACACCGCCAAGGGCTTCGATCTCCTTCGCGTTTTTATCCATATAAACGAAATAAGCGGACGTTTCCGCCTTCCAATCAAGCTGACCCATTGTTGACCCTTCAGGTAATGGGACATGTGAAGCGGGGCTTGTGTCGATGTGATCTTTACCCGTCATTTCTTTATATTGTTCGAAGCTTGACGAATCCCAACCCGTCGAGTACGTGATCGGCGCGCCATTGTACCAAAGCACCTGTTTTAAGTCGGCGCTGATTTGATAGCGATAAATTGATTTCGTAGCGATTCGATAAATATAGCCGCAATCTTTTGGAATGATGCCTTTCGAATAATCGCCAAGAATACAAAATTCGAACGGTATGAACTTAAAACGACCCGTCGTTGTTGTGGGGTAAACCTGTTCCGACCAACTTCCTTCGACGCCCGCAACCGTGTTTTCGGTGTAACGTTGTTGATAATAATCGCCATTTTCGTCCAAAGCTAACAACAAATAACTATCGACAAGATCAGTATCTAGGCTATTCGGTAACGAAACCCGTTCTTGTTCTTTTAAGACAACATAAGCCAACTGCAAAACGCCGTTGATACGCTTGAAGTCCCAATTGATGATCGATTCGCGGGTATATTGTTTGACCGATTCGCGCAAGTTCAAACGCTTTGCGGTTTCGCGCGTTACCTTGTTATTATCAAATCCAAGGCTTGCAAGATCGGTATGTTCAGCAAGAAACCCGCAATACCTAACGGTTAATAGTTCCGAACAAGTAACCTTGATCAGTTCGTCCAATGACAACCCGTCACCGTCAATATCGTTGACCATTTGATCCGATATACCCTCATAGGTGTTCGGTTGCCTAGCAATTGCACCGATCAACGATTCGAGCGTATTCGCGGGAATGTTGTCGTATTCTGCGCGGGTGGCGTAAAGGTTATAAATAAAATCACGTTCCTTTTCGCCGATCGAATCGCTGATTGTATTCGGCAAATATACGGTTCGGTTCAAAGGGGATTTAATTACAACTTCACCTTCGAGCGCGTCGCGAACCAATTTCACCGCGTTAATTGATAAAGTATAATTGTCGTGTAACGTGTCGATCCCGCTTAGTTGTTGCGCCATTATATTCCCGCCTTTTTGATTGCCCGACGACCCGCCGTTGTTTCTGCTAATTGTGCCAAGGTCAACGGTCGGTTTTGAAGGTCAACCATTGATTCGATTTTAAGCCCGCCGTCGACGAACAACGCCGCGCGGGTTTTACCAAGTGACTGTTCGACGAACCAACGGGGCTGTTCGCGTAACCATGCCCCCGCCGTCGTTCTTGCGTCGATCATCCGAACAACTTCTTCACCTTCTTCTTTCGCGCCGCCCTTCGACGGTCGCGTTATATTCAAGGGGTTGAAGCCTTTCGTTTTAAATATGTATACACTTCGTTCGTTAAAATGAAGCGGCAAACGCGGATATTTGTCGTCGTCAAGCGTCCATTCTTTCAAGTGATTTGCGAAACAAATCGTTGTCGTTCGGTTGTCAAGGGTCGCGAAAAATATGCGCTTTTGAATGACGTTTTTATTCTTTTTAGCGAACCGATCCCGAACCGCGTTCGTATGATGATTGACACCTGTTCGAACTAATGCTTCGGCGCGATTGACTTGTTTACCCGTCAAAATGCCGCCAGTATACTTTTTAGTTCGCCTATTATACGATCCGCGTAATTGTTTTACCATAGATTGAACGGTTTCACCGTCGCGAATACCACCTTGAACAATGGCATTCACCGCGCGAACTGTGTCGGTTTGGTTTGCTTTGGTGAAGTTCGCCCAACGTCCCGCGCGCCCGTTAACCGACATGATCGCTTCCAATGTGTTAAACGGTCGGATCGGAATTAGCTTTTCGGCGTCGGGTATAAATTCGTCGTAAAGATCAAGCATAAAGTTCGCTTCGTCTTGTTGAAGTTCGTCAAGTTGACCTTCAAATTCGACCCATATCCCACCCCAAGTCGTTTCGACATATCGACCGATTTGATTCACTAATTGGATACGTTCACGGGCGTTTAAATCTTCGTAACCAATGAGAAACGCGCCAAGTTCGCGGGCGATTTGTTGCGCGGTTGGTTCGACATATTCGCGAACCATAAACGACGCGAAGCGTTGAAGCTGAACTTCACGGCGGATCATTTCGTCAAGAATATTATCATCCATAGCGGCGGATCCTTGGCATACTCAAAGGGCGCATTATAGGGTAATCTTTAACAATAAAATAGCCCATAGCATCAAGGGGATGATCAACGATGTTATCCTTCAGCGGTTGCCCGTGTTTATCATAAGGTTGTTGTTCTAGCGACTTCGCAAGTTCGGGGCAACGTTTGACGTTTACCAAATAGATCCGTTCGCCCTTGGCATTGCAAAATGCTGTATTACAAGCCGTCACGCGATCTTTGATTGATGGGTTCGAAGGGTTTACAACAACCTGAAAACCCGCTTGACGCAACAACGCCAAGTCGTTCGTCGATGCGTCGACGGTCTTTCGATTCTTGCCCGAAGCGTCGGGGTAAACAACCAATTTGTTTCGCGGATAGCGTTCTTGCAATAGCTTGATCATTGCGTTCGTATCGAATACGCCAATGAATTCGTTCACGGCGCGCGGCTTGCCGTCGCGTTTAACGTTAATGATCGCCGCCATGTTTTCAACGTTGAAATCCATCCCGACATAAAGTTTTTCACCGTCGGCTTCGACGTCGTTGCAATCGTTTAACTTGCGGTCAAATGTCCTGTATACCGTCCCGCTTGTTAAGTTTACAAACTCGCCTTCAACATACGCTTCCAACAATTGCGGATCGTATTGATCGCGCATGTTGTCAATATACCCTTCGGGCAAATGGGGGTTCGAATAAGTCGGGGCTTGAATGATTACGTGACCGTTACGCGGTTTGTTCTTCCAAGCTTCATACACGAACTTGAAGCCCTCGGGCGTTGTCGTAACGCCGATTGTATTGGGCGACCCGTCGGGTTTGACTTGACGGTTTCGCGATATAACGCGACGCCAAACTTCGGCGGCGTCGTCCTTCTTCAACGTGTCTAGTTCGTCACAATCCGCGTCGGCGTGTTCGTAACCTATTATTCGGTGCGGGGCATCCATCGATCGGAATATGATCTTGCCGCAATTGGGAATGATAATTTCATTCAATGGGGATTTATAAAGCCGATACGGAATACCCATATTTTCAAGGGCTTCTTCAAACCTTGGGAACGCAATCGCGCGGACTAAGTCATACGTCGGAAGGTAGAAACCCCGATTCGTTGTGGGGTTCTTCAGCTTGCCGATTATCGACCTTAAAACGGCGGCTTCGGTTTTACCCGCACCAAAGCCCGCGACCATTGCGGGGAATAAATCATTCGAAGTTATATATTCGAATTGCGGAATTGTCGGTTTTATAGTTGCCATTAATTAGGGTTTACAATGTTAATCGTAAACGAAGGCGGCGTTCCATCATTGTCACCTTCACGGGCTTCGCGCATACCTGAACGGGTTTTTTCCCACCAAATGATCGCCGCCGTGTCGCCCTTCATTGCTTTGTTGTAAAGCTTACCGCCGACTTCGCCGTTTGCTTGCGCTAATGAATGATCCAATTGTTCGCGATAATACTTGCGAAGGGTTTTCGCGTCGATACCTAATATATCGGCAATCGTTTCTTGTGGCGTTCCGACAAGGGCTTGTTTCTTTACAAAATTCTTGTTTTTAACGGTCGGTTTGTGCGGGGGTTTTGTGACCCTTTTCGCGCGCGGTTTTTGGTTCGACATTAGACAACGCCCTTTTATAGTCGGGAAATTTGACGCCCCCAAACCTTGAAAGCGTCGTTCATATTTGCCGATTATAACCCAAAAGTCGAACGATCAATATACTTTGTTTTGCAAGCACTAATTTCACGGGGATCGAAAACAAATATTACTGAACCTTTGTTATTCCCCTTTTGTACGACGCCATTATTCACGAAACCTAGTCGGCCGTTCGTTATAAATCGCACTTCCGAACAATATTCAAGCGCCTTTGCAAACCATTTAACGGAAGGGTCGCACATAACAAGCATTACGACACCAACG